TTGGCGTTGGCGTGTATGATGTCTTGTTAAATTATGGCTTGCCCGTATTTGAGGCAAATTCTGCAAATTCTGCAACTAGCAATGAATACTTAAATAAAAGAGCGCAGATGTATTTCACCTTTGCGAAAAATTTAAAACACATGGAGATTATTAAAGATGAAGAATTAAAAAAAGATATGAGAATGATTGAATATGAGTATAGCGATAAAGGGTTGTTAAAGATAGTTTCAAAAGAACAATTAAAAAAGAACTATGGCAAAAGTCCTGATGTTAGCGATGCGGTGGCTCTAACTTTTTTTGAAAAACTATACAGCAGAAACAATACTAATGAAGATTGGAGTTATGATGGCTGGTGAGTTTTTAATGATCTATGATGCAATTGATGTAAACAAAATAAAAAAGCTTTCAAATTTAAGCGATGAGGCTATAAAGTCAAGTCTTGCAAATGAATTTTTAGAACTTGTATCAGGATTTAATAATATTTCTAAAAAGAAATTTAAAAGAGAATTTGCGGAGTTTTTATTTGAAAAAGGAGTGAATGAAAAAGATATTTTAAAAATAACAAATTTAAGCAAAACAACAATATGGAGAATTATGAATGAAAACAAAAAGAACTAATGATGAGAGAGTATCGTTTTTAACACAACTCATTAGCGAAAGTAAAAGTGGATATGAAAATTACAAACCACACTTTAAAGAGTTGCAAGATGCTTATTTGCTTGAAAATAAGGTAATGCAAAAATTGAGAAAAAGAAATAAATCAAGTATCTACATACCAAAAATAAACTCTAAGGTAAAATACCTAATCACTAGCCTAAACGAAGTTTATTTTAATAGCGAAAGAATGGCAGATATTGAAACTTACATTAATAGCGATGATACGATTATAGAGCTATGGCAGAATGCCATAGATTTTTATAGCGGTAAAATCAATATGTTTAAGATTTTTCAACCGCTTTTCTTAGATGTTTTACTTGTGGGAACAAGTATCGCTAAGCTTACTTGGCATAAAGGAATGCCACGCATTGAAAGAGTAGATATTGATAGTATATTCTTTGACCCAAATGCACTAAATAGCGAAGATATAGGCTATATAGTCAATGAAATTTACCTAACTTATAATCAAATCCATGAAAGACAAAAGCTAGGGTTTTATAAAAAAATAGAAATTGAAAAGCTTTTTGATGAAGATGATGAATATAAAAAAGTGAAGCTTTATGATATTTATGAAAGAAAAAACGATGATGAGTGGGTGGTTTCTACCTTATTTGAAAATAATTTACTTAGAAATGAAGTTACTTTGCAAGATGGACAGCCTTTTATCTGGGGTTCAATGCTACCGCAACTTAAAAAGATAGATAATGAAAACTATGTAAGTGCTTATGGCGAGCCTATAATGGCTTCAGCTATGCCTTTGCAAGATGAAATTAACATCACAAGAAATCTTTTAATCGATGCTGTAAGATCTCATATTATGCCAAAAATAATAGTACCAAAATCAATGGGAATAAGCAGAGAAGATATAGAAACCCTAGGAAAGCCTATATATACAGATGACCCCAAAGGAATTCAAATACTGCCTCCTCCAAATATAAATAGTTCTGGAATAAATTTGCAATTATTAGAAAGTGAGCTAACAGAGGTAACAGGAATTAGTCCACAAAACAATGGAGCTCAAACTGCACAAAATGAAACAGCAACAGAAATAAGCATAAAAGCACAAGAAGGTGGAAGAAGAAGTGCTGACTACATAAGACAGTATAACGAAACCTTTATAGAGCCTTTATTTGATAGGTTTGCAATGCTTGTTTTTAAGTATGGAGAAGATAGTTTTTTTAATGGTTTTCAAAGAGAGGATATTCCTAGTTTTAGATTTAAAATCCAAACAGGCACAGGAGCCATGAATAAAGAAGTTAGACGTGCAGGAATTCAAGCTAGTATGCAAGTTTTTTCACAATTATATCAAATGTATATGAGCATAGGCGATGCAAATTCTGCTTATGGGATTATAAATGCTAGTAAAGAACTTACTAAAGAATTATTACCAATTTTAGGTGTAAAGAATGTAAATAGTTTATTTGCTTTTGAAAATAATGAAGATATTAATCCGCAAATGCAAGGAGAAACTAATGCTTAATATTGAAATAAAAAGTGATATATCTAAAACCAAAGGAGGAAAGAATTTAATCGAATTTATAAAAGCAAAATATAGCGAATGTTTTTATATAGCTAAAAATAACAACGAAAAAGAAGTGAGGTTAAAAGCTTTAGATACTATGGCTTTTTTAGACATAATAATCAATAAAATAAAGGATGAAGAAGATGGAAAATGATGCTTTAAAAGATTTAATAAATGTCATAACAGATGATGATAAAGGACAAGTTGCTAATAATGGCGATGAACCTACGCAAGTAGAAGATAATGAATCTATGCAGGTTGCTAATGAGAACGAGCTTGATTATAAGGCGATGTTTGAAGCTTATAAAAGTGAAAATGACAACAAATTAAATGCTTTAATGAGTGAGCTTGAAGCTTTAAAAAATCCAAAAAAAGAGCCAAGCGAACAAGAATTACAAAGAGAGCAGTATTTAAAAGAATTAGGACTTGATGGACTTGATGAGAAATTAAAAAGGCTTGAAGAGCTTGATAAAAAGCAAAAAGACAAAGAAGAACAAGATGCACTAATCGCTAAATACGCACAAGTAGAAAGCGAGTTAAGAAAAGCCTATCCTGATGCGGATTTAAAGGCTATGGCAGAACTTGCCACAAAATTAAATGGTTTAGGCGAAGGTAATATTGACAGCTGGAAAACCTTGCTTAATTTGGTCGGAAAATCAAATAATGCCAAAAAAGCTGAAGATTTATCAAGTGCAAATAATAATGTAAGAACGAGTGATTTTAACGATAAGTTAAAAAAAGGCGAAGTTAGCGAGATAGATCTAGGCAAAGAATTATTAAGTTTAGTATAAAGGAGAAATTATGGATTTTATAACAGCTTTAAAAGGTGGTACGGGACTAGGCTCTAGCTTTGCAGATACTTTGATGAAAACAAGCAATTTTACTCCAAATTTAGCAAATAGCAGTGGTGGTTTTTTAAATGGATTAAAAAATTCTTTTAGTAATTTTGGAGATTGGTTATTTAAAAGTTCTGATGCAAATAAAGTAACTAATTTTGATAGATTGGGAAATGTTTTAGGCGGTGCCGGCGCTTTATATGGTGCTTATAATCAGCAAAAAATGGCAAAGAAAAATTTTGATTTACAAAAAGATGCTTATAACTTTAATAAGTATCTAGCCAATGAAGAGTTAAACAGAAGAAAGAATATGGAAAATAAACTTCAAAATGTTTGGAGTAATTAAATAGATTTGGATTTAAGGAGTTTGTTTTAAAGGGTAAATCTTAACCCCTTGTATAAGGGGCTTTGTTTATTGATTGTTAATTTGCATTGACAACAATAATACAAAGTAGTATAATAACTATTAAGATTTGTAGCATCTTATTTCACCGCCTTTCTAGGTGGTAATTTAGTGCTAAGGGTGGCGACCCTTGGCACCACACCTTTTAAAATTATACACAAACTTCCTTAAATCCTTTATTTTAAAAGAAAGAATAAAGGAAACAAAATGGCATTTTATAACCCACAAAGAGTAGTATTTAATCCTGATACAGGCGTTATACAAAACGCAGGAAAAGTCGGTGGTGTCTTATATGACATCATGAGCAAAAGTTTTGATGATAAAGTTAAAGCTAATGAGTTTCAGCAAGAGCAAGATTTAAGAAAGCAACAAATGGAATTTAATCAGGCTATGCAAAATAATCAGCTTTTGCAAAATGAATTTAATAATGCTTTAGCCTTGCAAAAATTTGACCTTGAAAGACAAAGACAAGTTCAAGATAATGCTTTAAATTGGGCTAAATATAAAGAAGATAAAGATTATAATCAAAAATATTTAGATTATTTAACTGGTAAAAATAGTAATATAGTTACTAATAAAACAAATAATAATTCAGGCTTTAGTATAGATGCTAATGGTAATTTAAGTGAACCGCAAACAATGAGAGATGTTTTTAGCAAAGAAAGTAATGGCGGGGATTTGTATCATTTTGCAAAAACCGCTAAAACGCAAAATATAAATTTAAATGATATTTATGGATTTGGAGATACCATAAATCAAAAATTAAGAAATACTCCTTTTAGTAATAGTAAAAACTTAAAACAAGAATTCGCAGATAAGCTAAAAGCTGAAATAAATTTAGCACTAGTTAATATCACAAGTGGCAGGATGAGCAATGAAGATAGACATAGATTAGAAGAATTGGTTAAAACAGATAGTTTTTACTTCTTTGATAAGTATGCTAAACATGATATTGAAAAAGCAGTAGAAGTACTATATAGAGTAAAAAATGATGCCTTAAAAAAAGAATATATGGATATTTGGAAAACAGAAAGGTATTTAAAGGATAGAGATAATATAGAAAAATATTATAGTAATATACATAAAAAACTAGAAAATGAAAAAGCTATGATAAAAGATTTTATAAATGGTGGAAATATTTTAGCTTCTCAAGGGCAAAGAGTGCCATTAAATAAGATTTTATCACAACAACCGCAACAACAATTAACTCAAGATTTTTTACAACAAAACAATATGATTACATTTAGATAATAAGGATAAAAGATGACAATACAAATACCACAAGGTGCAAAAACAATGCAACTTTTTGATATGAATATAGATATACCAGAAGGAAAAACTTATATAGATATTGATGATAATTTTTTGCAGAATAAATATAATCAATTTATGCAAAATAATCAGCAACAAAACAATTTTCATTCACAAGAAGAATTAGCTTTAGATGGTAAGCCTATGAGTATGTATCAAGCACCACAAGTAAGCCAAAATGAGCCACAAGAACAAGGAGTATGGAGTAAAATAAATAAGGGTCTAGAAGATTTTAATAACCTTATAGATCCAAAAAGAATGATATCTGAAGGATTGGATTATCTTTCTCCAAAAGTTACAAGTGGTGAAGAAGGGGCAAGGCAAAAAATAGAAGATGCAACAAATCAGGTATCAGGTGGGTTGTTGGCTAGAAATTTTACTAGCCCTAGCAATGAAGAGCAAAAACAAATTTTTCAAATCGCATACGATGAAATAAAAAAATTAGGATATGAGCCATTTTTAGAAATAAATAATGGAGACTATAAATATATAGGCGTTGATAAAAATGGAAAAGAAGTTGATTTTACTCCTAGTTTTAGAAATACACTTGCTAGTACTAAAAACGAGTTAGCATTTTCTGTAGCTGGTGGATATGCTGGAAGTTTAGCAAAAACAGCAGGACAAACAATAGCCAAAAAAGCTTTAAATTATTTCGCACCATCTGCAATTGGTGCTGGTAGCGGTGCTATGGCTGATCTTCATTCGCAAAGTAATAATACAGGAATTGAAGCAAGTTATATGGACTATGCTAAAAGGTTTGGAAGTGCAGCCGCAGAAGATGCCTTAGCAGGTGCTGTAGTTGGATCAGCTATAAAGGGAATAGGAAAAACATATAAAAGTGTTGGTGATTTAATAAGCAGTGTTAAAACAGGAGCACAAGCCGGTAAAGATATGATAGATGGCATGGCGGTAAAAGGTGGTAATTTAGGTAATAGGGTTATAGATAAAATCACCCAAAAAGATATCCCTATGATAGGAAAATTTACAGATGGTGGCTTGCAAAATGCAGAAACAATTTTTAATAATCTTACAAAAAATGTAGAGAATAAAAAACAAATAGATGAACTTATAGCAAAAGAAAATCCAACATACTTAGAAAATGGAAAGCCTACAATAGAAATATTAAAAAACATTGTCGAGCAAGGACTTAACAAGAATAATCCACAATTTATACAAGATAGCGCTAAAAGAACAAGTGCTATTTTAAAAAATATTTCAAATACTTTACAAGGAGTTCCAACTACTCAAAGAAGAGAAATATTATTAAAATCAGCTCAAGCTTATCCCGAAATAGGAAGTTTTTTAGATGATGTTTTGAAGGCTGATAAGGATGCTAGTA